CGCATGGTGACGATCCGAGGTGTGTTATTGATACGGCTCGTGTGTGCGGGATTCGACTGAACGACGCCAGCTGGTCAAGTCCTGTTGCGAGGGCTGTGGGGCTGTGGGAATTTGGCATAGCCCAGTTAGGCTCAAAAGGGGTCGTCGATAATTTGGAGTTCGTCAAGCGATTTGTAGAGCTGACGATTCGGGAGATTATTCCTGAAGTGTTCAGGGAGTTATTGCCCAAAGAAAATGGCTGTTTAGTGGCCGCATCTCGATGCGAAGCGGAGGGGACTATTGGTGCGGCTCGCGCGGCGGCTGACGCTGTTTATGCGGCTGCGGGAGTTCCTGGGCTCAACGCCACAAGTGTTATCTACGGAACTACGGTTGATGCTGCTAATGTTGCGTATGCTGTAGCTAGTATTGCGGCTAATGCTGCTTGTCATGTCGCTAGGGCCGTTGATTATGCGGCGTTGGCGGCGAGAGACACTGTTGTGGATTCTGTAGTGGCTTTGGATGCTGTTAGATCTGCTAATGCTGCGGCTGATGCTGCGGATGCGGCTGTTGATGCTGCTATTGCGGCTAATAAGGGTATTGTTGCTGATCCGGCTGCTGATTCAGTGAAAAATGATAAGTATTTACTCAAATCCGCTCAACTCGCGTTGCGAGTGTTGCGGGAGTTGGGGTCCCCTGGTTGCGAGTTACTTTAGTCATGGATAACATACCAGAAAATTTACAGATCGCTTTTAGTCGATTTTGTATACTACATGATTGGACTGAAGCAGAAGTATTAGCGTATCTTATGCTATACGCAATGAAACAAGGCGTGGACTTGGCAATACCGCTGCACTCACAGCGGCTAATTATCCGTAAAAAAGGAGTCGAAAAATGGCTAACCGATCAATTTGCTCGCTTGGATTTGGATTTGGATTAGTTTTGCTTATAAGCAAGCTATCGCTTGCCATAGACCCTCAAATTAACGGCGTGTTTCGTATTAGTGCGCCCGGCGGGGCGCAAGGAACTTGTTTTGCCATTAAACAGACCGAAGGTACACTTTACTTAGGTACAGCGTTCCACGCTGTAGAAAGTAAAAACGGTAACATTTATATGGGATATGCGTATAGTATCGAAAATGATACTATTAAAAATTTGAGCAAAGCAAAAGTGGTTGCAGTAGATATTAAAGCCGATCTAGCTGTAGTGTCGTTGCCGACTCGACAAAAATTTAACATATTACCGCTAGTATCAGTAGAACGAATGGAGAAAGTACGTAAGATAGGTTTTGCTTATGTTCCGTCGCAATACTCTGTTACGTTTTATGGATATGGCTCTGGATTTTGGCTAGAAACTTCCGGGATTTTATCCTTCGCCTACGCTGACAATGTGTATAGCGATGGAGTAGTAGCGCCGGGGCAAAGTGGAGGACCGGCTGTAGTGGAAGGACAAGTTATTGGGGTCATTTCAGGTGGTAACCAGTGGTATGATGCAATAGAGGACAAAGAAAAGCCTGTAACGTGGCCAGCCAGACTAGGTAGCGCAAGACGGTTACAAGAGATTTTGGATTGGGCTATTAAAAATGACATTCAAGAATCTACAAACAAATAAATCGGGGCCAAGCCCCGCTGTAAAGCTTCATTCTAGGTACAATTCCCTAACGATTGGTAGATCCAGAGTGAATGACTGGAAGTTGCTTTTGCAGCGGGGCTATTCTTTTGCCGAGGCTGAAAGCCTCATTTCATACTTGGAGACGCATCGATATGCTGCTTTGCCTTCAAGTGCGACGATCGTAAGGCATTCTACCGCACTCTTTGCGGAAGCAAAGAAAGATCCAGTAGCTAGCCGAGTGCCGGTCTCACATGAAGTAAATGATTTATGGGAGCAAATATGTTGCGCCGGTGCTGAGATTGATCCTGAATACGTCGCTGACGCTTTGAATCGATATCGAGATTACCTGAAAACCAATCCAAAAGAATTAGCATATTTAGAGCCTCCTATTGACTTTGTGTATGACTGGTTCGTGCGGATAGCCAAATATGGTTCACCCCGAACGCGATTATTTCATTTGGAACATCCAAAGTGGGTACAACACGTTACGCTTGTCAAGCGCGCAATGGAGAGAGGTTAATATGGCAAGGAAATCTTATGATGATATGACACAGGCGGAACGTCGCGTAGCGATTGCTAAAGAAGTTATCGCGAACATTCATGCTTCGCGGCTAAATGTGCGATCGCGATACGGCTATGTCGTACCCAACAGTGACTTATTACCTAACGGATTAGAATCTGTCGCTGGCGGTACAGATAAAGCAATCGCAGAGAAATATAAACAAACGTGTACTGTATGCGCCCGTGGGGCGATGATGCTATGCAAAGTAGCTAAGTTTAATAACTACGCATGGAATATCTATGGTTGTGTGGATTCTTGGGATACATTTCATGCACTCGCAGACGCATTTACCGAAGATGAACTATGGGACATTGAACAAGCATTCGAGCAAGTCGAAAAAAACTATGACCACACTCCGTGGATGGATATTGACGATGACACGGATCGCTTACTTGCAATCATGCAAAACATTGTTGACCATAAAGGTACATTTCAACCCGACGTAGCCTACGAAATAATTTAGTCCCATGTTAATTGATTTCTTAGACCGCTACGCGGTCGAATGGTCGAAAACAAACAAGCACTCACGGACAGGATGGACGCAATGCGTCCCTTGTCCGAGATGCCATAATTCTAATTTCCACTTAGGGATCAAAGACGACCTAACAAGAGCGTCTTGTTATTCTTGTGGATCGTGGAATGTAGGCAAGGTTTTACGGGAACTGACTAAGGCTCCGTGGTCGGAGATACAGCTTTTAATCGGCAATCGGGCGTATACGCCCAAAGCCGAAGATCAGCAACTTGGCTTTTATACGCCGCCTACGCAGCTAATCGAAATAAACGAATCGCCCGCTACGTTAGCGTATGTTCTACAACGCGGATTCGATCCAAACTACCTATCCCAAATATGGGATTGCAAAGCTACGGGGCCATTTTCAAACTATCCGTTCCGACTGTTTATTCCGATCTCCAAAGGACGTAAGAAAGTTTCATGGACCGCTAGGGCGGTCGCAGGGCAAGAGCCTAGATACCAAACGGCTAATGCCAGCGAAAAAGAATTCGACGAGAAAAAACTACTGTTTGGCAATCAATTTATCCGTGACAAGGCTATAGTAGTTGAGGGTCCGCTTGACGCGATTCGTGTCGGTAGGGGAGCCGTCGCTACTTTAGGCATATCCTACTCACAGCAGCAGGTTAATCTACTCGCCGACATTTGGCGGCGTGTGATTGTATTTGATAACAGCGAAAAGGCACAAAAGCGAGCAAGGCAACTAGCCGATCAGCTAGCTGTGTTCCCCGGCGAGACTTATGTTGTTAACCTAGACGCAGATGATCCAGGCTCGGCAAGCCGAGCGGAGATCCAGCGATTACGCAAATTCGCATTTGGGAGCTAAAATGCAGATAGAACAAGTAGACGGCACCGACGAACGGCTTGCCGTTTCCGCTTTGTGTCTCGACACAGAGATTCTTGCTAGAGTAGCTCCGGCATTGCCGGAGAATGCGTTTCCGTCTAAATGGGCAAACAAAGTCGCCGGATGGTGCTTGCAGCATTTCAAGCAGTTTGGTGAAGCTCCAGGCTCGGCGGCAATAACTTCTATTTACAGCGAATGGGCGGCTACCGCCGACAAGCCGACAGCAAGTTTAGTTGGCAAATTTTTGGGTTCGCTTTCGGCGGTTGAAGTCAATGCCGATTACTGCCAAGAGTTGATTGAGCGATTAGTTATCAAGACCGCTGCGAAGCAGCTAGTTGATAAAGTACAAACGGCACTGTCTAACGGGCAGCTACAGGCTGCGACTGATGCTATTCAGGGCTGGAAGCCCCCTAAAATTGCGGAGGAGGCGGATTTTGTAGAGCCCCTTGCTAATACTCATGTTGTAGGCGAAGCCTTTGAAAAAGCCCAATATGCTCCTTTAATTACATTTCCGTCCGAAAGTGCCATAGGCCGATGGTTGGGTCCGACTTTGCACCGTGACGCATTGGTTGTGCTTTGTGGTCCGGATAAATCAGGCAAGAGTTCTCATTTAGCTAGCCTTTGTCAACGCGCCGTAGTTCAGGGTAAGCGGGTCGCTTATGTAAACATTGGCGATCTTAGCCAAGAACAAGCGATTAAACGATGGACTACGGCTTTTGTGGGAAGGCCGTCATATCGATGCAAATACTTTATTCCGCTTTCAATCAAGCACGAGAACAAAGAATTTTCTTTGGAATATGACATTAGGTTTGTAGAATCAGGGTATAGTAAAAACGACGCATTGATGGCGTGGGAACGCCTCGGAGCAAGAGGCGACGCAAATCGTTTACGATTCGTAAGCCGTCCGGCCAACACACTTACCGTCGAAGGGCTGCGAGATATGCTTTTAGCGTGGGCAAACAAAGGATGGGTTCCCGATGTAATCGGAGTCGATTATGCTGCCCTTTTAGCCCCTTCACGGGGCATAAAGGAAAAGCATGAAGCCTTGGATCACATTTGGAAATCACTTAGGCAAATTAGCCAAGAACTAAAAGTTCTGCTGCTTACTGCCTCACAGACTAACGCAGATTCGTATCAAGCATCGACTTATTGGTTGAGCAAGGCAAATTTCGCTGGAAGCAAAGGCATTTGGGCACACTGTAACGCAGCGATCGGTATTAACATGACTAATACCGAACGAAGGCAGCAGGTCACAAGATTTAATTTCATAGCGCAGCGAGAGCGTGAATACCTCTCGGATGTTCCGAGTGAATATATCGCTGTTGCTGGTTGCCCGCATATTGGGCGATTTCACTTAGTGTCGGAGTTTTTGTGATGGCTGAATTTAGAGTCGGAGATACGGTGGTCTGTGTTGATTCCCCTCTTACCGAACGCGGTTATAGCGGTCTTGTTCCAGTGTTGGGCGCTACATACGTTGTTTCGGTGGTCGAAAATGGGTTTCTGGGCCTGCTGGAATTCGGAGAAAAACAAGGCGAATGGAAAGCGGAAAGATTTCGTTTATCCACAACAGAAGAAGCTCAATCAGCACGAAACGCAGAGAACCACGCAGCTTATGCGGCAATAGACAAATTGTGTAAAACAATACATAGCAGTAATTTAGCTGCTGGATGGTGGGATCAAGCACATAACGATTTGGTAGTCCCGACCAAATTAGCGCTGATTCACAGCGAATTGTCTGAAGCAATGGAAGGGCACCGCAGGGGACTTAAAGACGATAAACTACCTCAATTCGATATGATCGCCGTAGAACTTGCAGATGTGCTGATTCGTGTGTTTGATCTTGCTGGATTCCTTGACATTCCACTAGGTTCGATTATTGCAGCGAAAGAAGCATATAACGCCCAACGAGATGACCACAAACCAGAAAATCGACAAAAGGCGGGAGGAAAGAAATACTAACATGAAAACTGCAATCGTAACTCTGTTTATGTTACTGTGCATTTCGACCGCTGCGGTCGCACAGGATCGAGTCGTTATTCGCGACAGTCAAGGGCGGATATCCGCCACGGTAAAATCAGATTCTAGCGGCAAGCTAGTATTGCGAAATCATCGTGGGCAGATTACAGGCTCAATCACGATCAAGGGCGGGAACGCCCAATATCGTAATCAACGAGGACAAATCAAGAAATGATCCCGTCAACACTAGATGCTTATCGACTATTCAATCAGGGAACTATTGCTTTGTCTCGCATGGAAGCAGTTGGTATGCCCGTAAACGTAGAAAAGATGGAAGCTAATCGCCGAGAGATCGGCGAAAAAATCCGCGAAGCGGAAGCAGAATTGCGAACACAAGAGATTTACCGCTGGCAGCAGCGGATTTTCGGTCGGAATACCGACCTTGGATCACGCGAGCAGTTATCGCATATTCTATTTGACCAGATGAAGCTAAAGGGAGCAAAACGCTCCCCTAAAACCAACAAATACATCCTCGATGATGAAGTATTGCGGTTTTTGAATTTGGACTATACCGACAAGTTTTTAGCCCTGCAAAAACTGCGGAAGCTGAAGGGGACTTACCTCGATAGCCTCTGCCGGTTAGCCGTAAACGGCAGAATCCACGGATCAATGAATTTACACAAGGTGAAGTCTTTTCGGGGTTCCGCCGAAGATCCGAACTTGAATAATTTACCTAGCCGCAACGCAATGATTACCAAGTTCGTCAAAGGGGCAGTCTGCCCGCCCGACGGCTGGTATATCGTAGAGTCTGACTACAGCGCCCTGGAAGTGCACGTAGCCGCTTGCTACCACAAAGATCCGACTATGATTTCTAACCTGGAAACAGGTTACGATATGCACACTTCGATATCGAAGCAGTGTTATCTCTATGACGATGCTTTTATCGCCGAGAATAAGAAGCTAGCCAAAGAACTGCGTACCGCAGCTAAATCGGATGCAGTATTCTCTTGGATGTACGGAAATTATTACGTTGATGTGGCTTTACGATTATGGAAAACGGCGACGCAGAAGGGCATTTTGCCGCATTTGGCTTCGAGGGGCATTAAGCGGCTTGGGTTAGAATTTGACACAGACGAACATCGATGGGTCGAAACGCATGGAGCAGATGCGTTTGTGACGCATATCAAAGAAGTAGAAAAGGACTTCTGGGAACGACGATATGGCATTTATGGGCAATGGCGAAAAGATTGGTACAGAGCATATCAACAAAAGGGCTATTTTCATAGCTTAACTGGTTTTGCTTGGTATGGCGTCGAAAGGCGTAACTTTATCATAAACGCTCCCGTCCAGGGGTCAGCTTTCCATTGCTTGCTGCAATCAATAATTGAAATCCAGACGGAGATAGCTAGACGCAAAATGCAATCTAGGCTATTCCTGGAGATCCACGATTCGATTCTCGCTCTGGTCCCCAGGAATGAAGTACACGATTACGTTGCTATGAGCAACGAGATAATGACGAAAAAATTAAGGGCCAGGTGGCCCTGGATTTGTTTGGATCTTAAAACAGAAGTGGAGCTATCCGATGTTTCTTGGGCCGATAAATTGGAGTATACTGGAAATGAAAAATGATATGTTTGTTGGGCTTGTAGGCAATCAGGGAGCAGGAAAAACGCAATGTGCGCAATACTTAAAATTAGGTTATGGTTTTGCGGGAGCCAGTTTCGCTGCTCCCATCTACGATATACTAGAAAAGATAAACCCGTACTTCGACGACGAAGAAGCGTCATTTCTCTGCTATAAGCACGCAGTAGCAGAATTAGGCATACAAGAAGCCAAGCGCTTAATTCCTCGCGTTCGTGAGCTATTGCAAATCATTGGAACTGAATTAGGTCGTGATCTACACGGCGAGGACTGTTGGATTCGGATTTTAGACCGTAAACACGGTAAAAAGTCTCGCGTAGTGATCGATGATGTTCGGTTCCTGAACGAAGTCGATTACATTCGATCTCGGAATGGATGTATTGTTCACGTAATATCTGATCGGGCACCGAACCGCAATGCTAAGCATCGGAGCGAGCATATGGACTTCGCTGCGGTGGCTGATTACACCGTTACGAACAACGGAACATTAGCCGAACTGTACCGGCAGCTAGACGTAATTATGGCCGATTTCGGCGGGAAAGCAGAAGAATAAAATGGAACTATATCTAAAATACCGACCAGATACGCTGGATTCCATTGTGGGGCAGCCTGCGGCTGTCAAGCAGCTAAAAGGCTTTGTGACGAACAATTCAGTGCCGCACGTACTCGGATTCTTTGGTCCCGCCGGAACCGGCAAGACTACCTTAGCCCGTATCATGGCAAGCCATGTAGGGGCCACAGGAATGAACGTGAACGAGATCAATGCCGCCGTCCGTAACGGCGTTGACGATATGCGAGCACTACAGGAGCGGACATCGCTCAGGCCGCTAGGCGGCGGAAACGCCGTGTATATCCTTGACGAATCGCATAGTCTATCAAAGCAGGCATTTCAGAGCCTACTGAAGCTATTGGAGGATACTCCTCCCCATGCTTATTTCATGCTTTGCACGAGCCAGCCGGAAAAAATAGATAAAGCCATTCGCACCCGAATTACTGGAATCACCCTAAATCCGATTCCAACATCTGCCATATCACAGCAATTGGCTGCCATAGCTTCCGCCGAAGGAGTCAAAGTGGACGTAAATTCCATTGATTCGATCGCAAAGTCAGCTAATGGCTCGTTGCGTATGGCAATTGTTTATTTGGAGCAATTCATTGCTGCTGGTTGCGATCCTGTTATTTTGCCTTCGATATTCGACCAAGCAGAAGAAACTAACGCTTGGTTTCCGCTTTGTTCGGAGATTATTTGGCCTAAGAAATCATGGGAAAGCGTTTATGCTTTGCTTAGCAAGATCAGCGAAGATGAGATAGAGAAAGTCCGCCTGACGATTCTTAGCTACGCTAAGAGCGTTATGAAGGACAGTAAGCACGCAGATCGGGCAGCTTACGTCATCACGGCGATGCAATCGCCGTTTTTTGACTCTAAACTTCCAGGATTTTTTGCAAAATATCGAATTGTTTGGGCAAAGCGGTAGTATACTACTGGTGTTAGCCCAATTTTTCTCGTTTTGAAAGTGGAGCAATATGAAAAAACCAGATTTCAATGTCGATCTAGCGTCTTTGCCGCAAGTTCTCGAAACGCTAGCAAGCGAAACCCAAGAATGGGATGCGGCACTTGCTGAAGCTCAGCATCAAATGTACTTGGCCGATCAAAAGTATAACCTCGCGAAAGCGAGGACGGAAATCGAAATTAGGACGAATCCTCTTGCCTTTGGCAACTTGAAGATCACTGAAGGTGCTGTTGCTGCACTCGTGCAGATTCAGCCTGAAGTAGTGGAAGCAGAACGAGCGTTGATCGACGCTAAGCTGCAAGTCAACAGCACTCGTGCTGTTACCAACGCGCTGGATGTTAAGCGTTCAGCGTGTAAATACCTGTCGGAATTGCATCTCGCAAACAAACTTGTTTAGTTTTTTCTTCCTCTGTTTACGGAGCTTTGTG